TAAGTATATCCAGCGTCGGTAATGCCAAAAATATCAACCTGAACGAGACCAACTATTTTTACTTCTCCAGCATCAGTAATATTTAACACATCAGAAAGCGGAACAGAAACCTCTTTCGCTACGCTATCAGTAACCCCTAATGTTTCTGTAAAACTGCGAGCAAAGATAATCGCCATTGAAACCGCATCAGCGATTGTTAATGTATCAGCTCGTGGCAAACCAATACCTTTAGCTAGGCTGTCAGCCAAACTTAAAACATCAGTGGGGCTACGCTTATAGGAAACCACCTTCGTAAAAGTGTCAGAAACCGACAAGATATCTACCTGAACTAAGCCGACCACCTTTGTTTCGCCAGCGTCAGTAATGGATAGAGTGTCAACTTGGGGCATTCCCACCGTCTTGGTTTCTCCACTATCTGTAATTGAAAGATTATCGCTTTCAGGGAAGGAAACAGTTTTGGCATTAACTTCGGTGATTGTTAAAATATCTGACTCGCTTCTAACAATAGCCCAAACTTTAGTAAATCCAGCGTCAGTAATACCTAATGTATCACTTAATAATTGACCGACAACTTTGGTTTCTCCACTATCAATAATTCCTAAGGTATCCGTAAAGCTACGGAGAAAGGTGCGCACCACTTCCACAGAATCACCTATGGTTAAAGTATCTGTTGCTGTCCTGATAGCGGCCCAAGCCCTAGTAAATCCAGCATCGGTTATCCCAAGAGTCTCACTCCGACCAAGACCAATTTCTTTATCGTCAAGCGAATCGCTATCCAAAGAACCGTCATATTTTATGCGACTGTCGTCATACTTAAAACCTTGGTCGTATTTAATGGGGGAACTTATATTGAGATAATCGTGAGCTGTATGGTTTAATACTGCCATACCTTAATTATATCAAACACCGCTTGCCCTTATCCAAGTGTTTATGAAGCTCCGAAGCTGATGGTCCACGTCACAACTAAACTGTCATTTGCTCCCTTGTTAATAACATCAAAGTCATCATAGGTCATTAGTGTTGCGTTATCATCAGTCAAAAATAGTCCTGCTTCAGTTAAAGCTGCTGTTGCTGTTCCCGCTGGAAAAGTAGCGACATAAACAACATCATTATCGGCCGCTCCGCTTCCCTGAGTAGTTGAGTCTAGGGCAACATTAGCCGAACTTGAGGCTAAACCAGTATCAGAAGAACCTTGTCCTGAACCTGTGCCTACTCCCATATACCCAATAGCATTATCAGTGCTATCAGACATTTGGTCAGCTACATGAGCGTCAAAACCTTCAGTAATAGTATTTCCCTTTTCCACTATCTGTTTGACCTTGCCATTCTTACCTTTAAGAACTAGTTTTACATGGCCTTTAATACCAAATTTATCTTTAGTTTTCATATTCTCACCACCTTTTTAAATTATCTCCAAATAAACGTAATTTTAGTCTGTGAACCTCCGATATCGGCTGTTATCCCTGTGTCAAATTGGGCATCTACGGGAATTGTTTTGGGAAAGCCAGAAGCATCAGTCGCTCCAGCTTTTAGGAATATTTTAACGTTCCCATCTCCATCAGTAGCGTGGTCAGAAACTTCTACTGTTCCGCCACTTACCCATTCTCCAATAATAATTGACTTCAAATAACCAGGCTTTGCCTTAATAACATTGTTATCTGCTGCTGTTGCTACATAAGTAGTATGGAATTTTTCGTGTAATTGTGCCATTTTAGTTTTTTAGTTTTTCCACCCCCTTGTAATCTTTACTAATTAAAATTTGATTGCTTTTATAGGGTTCTCGACCATGGTCTAAACTCCACAAAAACAATTTAACAAAATACTTATTTCTTGCTGTTATCTCATTGCCAAAAGCCCTTTCATTTGCTTTCTCAACGGTCTGATTGGCAAAATCTAGTAATTGCCCTATTTCCTTTCCCGTCATTCCTTTAGGAAAATGACCTTTATCATTAAGATATTTTAGCTTGAGTTTCAATTCACTATCACTTAGCATTACTTTTATTATAGCATTTTTTCCCTTCTTCAACACCCGCTTTGTGAGCCGCTTGTATCATTTGTAACATTCTAAGCAAATCTACTGTCTTATAATGTGAGCAATAATAATCAAAGTGCGTCCATATCTCAAAACCAGCCTTCTTACATTTATCAGCAAAACCCATATCATCAGAGTTGATAATACAGCCATCCTCGTCAAAAGTATCTTCAAAAGGACGTTTAATATTTTCTAACACTTTCCTCTTAATAAAGACGCACCCCGTGCTAATAGCGTCAACCTGCTGTAATCCGTGCCTATCTTTTGAAGGAAAAGACTTGAAAGTAATCTTTTCGGGGTATTCATCCCCAAAGTTAAAAACCATCCATTTTATACTGTCCTTGTCATTGCCAGGGGTGGGCATAGCAATGACATCTTTATCGTATTGTAGCAATTCAAAGGGGTTCTGTAATGGAGGGTTATCATCGTCCTGCATATAGAGAATATCGTTATCAGTCTTTAGGAACTTTTTAACAATACTGTTCCTGTTAGCAGGTATCGGGCGTGCTGATGGGGTGAGATTAGACAAATCAAAAGTATATTTATCGGTCATCATTCTCATCCAGCGATAGAGCATTGTTTCCATACCCGCTGAGGTCGTTCCCATATTGAGAATAGACACAGACACTCTCCTTCTTGTCATTGTTTTATTATATCACTTTTTGGTTTTAGCTTTTCTTTTCCTCTTGGTTGTTTTGTGTGCTTTTAAGTATGCTTTCTTTTGTTCTTTGACATACTTTTCTGCCATTTTATCTGCATAAGACATATAATTCACCTCCCTTGGTATATATAATGTAGCCCGTTTCGTGGGCTAATCGCACGGGTGAGTAACAAAGTAACCGTGAACTTCGTTTATTCTAGAACACCATTACAGTAGTTTCCACCAACATAAGTACCAAGGTCATCACCCTGAATACCTTCACTGGCTGTAATACGGTTATCGTAAATACCTATTGTATTGGTATGATTTAGGTCAATACCAATAGCCAGGGTAGTACTTCCTTGACAAATATAGTTTCCTACAATCAATGAAGCAGGAGAAACTAGGTTGGCTGAAACCCTAATACCAGCTTCGCTCATGTAAGTCATGTAGTTGTTTTTAATCAACGCGCGAGTCACTGAGTCGTCGGCATCGGCATAAACAAAATCAATACCACAGTCTACATACATAATGCGACAGTCTTCAATCGTTAGATTTACACTATCATTAGTATAAATACCAGCAGTCGAGGTAGTAGCTTCTGGAGCACCCTTAAAAACACAGTGGACTAGTTGGGCATTATTCAAAACCGCTGCATCAAAAACTCTTGATGTATCAGCACTCTCAAATGCCACATTAAAAATCTTAGCATTTATAAAAGTATCCACATCAACAGGAGCACCGCTAGCGGGTTTAATTTTAACCCCGTTTTCCCCGTCGCCATCGTGAGCATCACCCAAACCAATCATGGTTGTGCCATGGGGCAAGCTAGTTAAATTTTCTGCGTAAACTCCAGGGGCAATATAAATAACATCACCATTTGCCCAAGGACTGTTAGACCAATTAATTCTAGCATTGGTAGCGGTAATGGCTTGTGCCACTGTAGCAAAGGGCTGGTCTTTTGACCTACCCGAATTGTTATCATTACCATATCTGCCATCAACATAATAAGCATAGCTATCATGTCGAAGCATAGTACTGATTCCACCGCTCCCACTAGCTAATTTATGTAGCTGAATATTAGCATCATCGGCTATATTTCTATCTTTAATCATTTATTTTTCACCTCCTTTTTGTTTAAAACTAATAAAACATACATTCAAAAATAATAGGGTCCGTAACCTATCACAGTTGACCCCCTTTCGGGATACTCGTGGTCTGATTAGTGCCAGTCCTTTCACGACTTTTTGGTCAGTCAACCTCGTGCTGAGTTAGAAAGTCGCACGATACTTCCTATTATTGAACGTCTCTAAGGAAAGAGTGTGCTCTTGGTTTATCAGTCGTTAAATCAGAGTACCAGTAAAGAACCGCTTCGTAAGCGTCATTATCGGCAACTCTTGATAACACTGCTCCATCTTCGTCCATCCAATCCCAATCGCTCATTTGCATTATCTGCAAATGGTCGGGGTCAATAAAGAACACCGTATTAGGAGGACAGTCTCGGTCGGAAACCCAAGGTAGACCACTATATTCTAAGCCTTTGAAACCCCCATCCAAGTCAAGAGTATTCACAAACCGCTTGTCGGCTACAACAAGGGATGCGTATTTATCTCTCAAATCAGGGTCGGATAGTATCATTTTAACTTGGCCGCCATTCTTTTCTACGGCTGTTATTGCTTCTTGAATTAAGTCTAAGGTTAAGTCTCGGTTAGTACCACCATTGTCATCATTGTCAAAAGTGGAACAATCCCACCAGGCATAGCTACTACGAGAGAGGTTATGTAAAGTCGTCACATAAGTGTGGTCATCTACAATTCCTTTCAGTCCCATCATTTCATAAGAGTCTGAGGGAAGGACACCTGCTCCATCAGTAGAGTTTGCTAGTACGACATAATCATTGTCATCAATGTTCGTATCAAGTGCTGCTGAGACAGTTACTTCGGTATTGCTGTCAACAGTAGAAATAGTAACATCTGAATCATTAGTCGCTCCGTCACCGTCATCGTTGCCTAGAATGTCAATAACCATCCCATCGTAAAGATACATTGTCCCTGGAGTATCCAGAGTCAAAGTTGTTCCTGTACCTGGGTCGCCATTAACATAGGCTCGGATTGAAGTCCCGTCATTAAATAACTGGTAGTTGACCTCTTTTCTCATATCGGCTGTAATGCCTTTGATTTCAGAGTCAAGAACACGAGTAATAGCTCCTGTATCGTTCCTAGATGCTCGCATCGAAGGACCAGATACTTGAATTCTACCTCGGTTGTAGGCCAGTGTTCCATAAGGATTCTTGTAGGATTGATTTCCTGCGGTGGGTAGAGCCGTTTCTGACCCTGCTCCAACACCAGAACTTCGTCCGTAATGGGCTACTGCTTGCCAACGCTTACCAGAAACATCCCTCTCGTTCCTCGTTAGAGTATTCAAGAGAATTGTTTTGTTATTCAACTGCTCTCGGATTGCTGGTAAATAGTTAATCTTTAGAGCTTCGTCAAAGTTTGATAAGTTTTGTGCCATATATTATTTCACCGTCCTTTATCCTATAATTTAAGTAATAACTTAAAGGCAAATTAAATGGAAATTTAGGTGAAAAAGTTAGGAGTTCTTTAACATTGCTTCTGTGGCTCTGGCCGCTTCTTCAAAAGTCTTTGGAGTTTTTCTTTCTGGTTTATGCGAAGTCTTGCCTGTGCTTTCTGATTGAGTGCCACCCTTCTGTTTTTTAAGGGCTTCCTTTACCCAGGCGTCTTTGAATTCTTCTTCGTGAACTTGTCTAAATAAAGACCTTGGGTCAAAGTTCTTGTTCCCTTCTTTCTGCATTTCTTTGAGAACTTCAACTCTGTCAAACTTCGGCTTACCATCGCCACCAGGAAATTCTTTCTCCAAGGCTTCCATTTGTCGGTCAAAAGCTGCATCAGCTTCTTTCTGTTGTGATTGTAAAACAAGGTCTTGTTTAACCTTCTCCAACTCTGGAGAAACAATTTGAATAATTGCTTCTTTCACCTCAGGAGCAACACCTTTTAAGGCATCACTCTCTTTAACAGAACTCCGCGCATTTTTTTCTGCCTCGGCTTTCCTGTTCTCTTCAGCTTTCTTAAATTCAGCGAGCTGTTGAGAACGCCTTGTGAATTCAGGATAAAAGTTCTCTTTCCATTCTTTACTTAGTTCCTCGGCAGGGACTTTTCTCCCGTCCGGTAAATCAAAGAGTTCTTCTGTTTCCTTCCCTTCACTCTCGTTTGACTTCTCTTCGTTCTGGGCTTGAGTATCGGTATCTTTCGTTATTATCTTTCTTCCTTCCGATTCTACCTTCTCTTCCACCTCAGACTCTTGAGTCTGGTCTTCATTCATAATATCTTAACTGTCCTATATGGACTTAGTTATAATCTAATTATATACTACATCTCTTTTTTCTGTCAAGTTTTATGTATACTTTTAAGGGCTTTAGCCGCCACAGGGTCAGTATGAGAGGCAACCCCTCGTGTCGGTTTCCAACCAGTTTTTCTCAAAGTTCCATAAACATAGGCATCCTTTCTTTTCTTTGACCATTTCTTTTTGGAAACTTGTGCTTTTAATTTTCTTTCAAGTGCTTTGGGCATTTTACACCTCCTCTAATCCTTTTCTAACTTTTTCCGCTCTCTCAGCTTCAACTTCCTTTCTTTCTTTTTCTATTCTAGCCATCATTCGTTCATCTCTCGCTTCTGCCAATAATTCTCTAATATCTAATAATATTTCTAATTGTAACTTAATCTGGTCGTTACCTGATGGGACAACTAATGTCTTAAAGCTATCCTCAATCGTTCTTCTGCTACGCATATTTTTATTATATCACTTTTGGTCAATCATCCTGCTCATCTTATTACTTAGTGCAATCAAAAACCCTGCTGTTTGCAAATTTTGTTGTCTAGGCTCATTGACAATCTGGATTAAGGTTTTTAGTTCCTGCTTAGTCAACTCTACTTTCTTTACTTCTTTCTTCATTTTACTTCACCTCCTATATTGCTGCTCCAAACTTATTAGCCGTATATTCGAAAAAGTCCCCATGCATCTCTACCGTATCGGCAATTGTATCTTGGGCATCGGCGCTTAATCTTGTTATCCTCCAAAACATAGCCTTATCGTTTGCTCCTGGCAGGTCCATACCGCTCACTTCTGCAATTACTAACCCATTGCTGGTCGCCGAGGCTGTGCTCACTATCGTTAATGTCTCTTGTGCAGCGGCAGTCGTATCACTATTTTCAGTCATATATAAGTATTCAAATTGCCACTTACAGTTTCCTGGACTCACTCCATTAGCACTCCAACCAATGCTAAATGTCGGAGCAACTGTTATGTCCATATCATCAGGAAGTTTAACGCTGCCACTTACTGTTTCTTGGTTGGCTTCAATAGCGTCATCAAACTGCCAAGCACCCTTTAAGCCGTGTAAGACAAATGTCGCTGGCTTCTCCCCTGGTGCTTTAAGCCCATCGGCTGAAATATAAAGTCTTTTTTTAACTCTGGCTGTGCCCACCAAAGTAGCAACGCCGTCCGAATCAATCTGAAAATAATTATCAGCATCGCCAAACCTTTGAGTAGCAGTAAATAACTGGGCAGTTTCTAAAATAGCCAAAGTCCCAGAGGCGTTAGGAAATTGGAAGGTTTTATCAGTAGTAGCAATATTGGAAATATCAAGAATAGCATATTTACCAGAACCTACTTGGAGGTTGATATTTCCTCCTGTATTAACCACAAACTCTATATCACCACTTATTGCATTTAATAAAATTGCCGGCAACCAATCCCCACCACCATCTGTCCCCGCATTAGAAGTCAAAAGGAGTCCTTTAGGAGTAAGAATCTCTATTTGTGAAAAATCTCCCTCTCTGATTAGAGCAAGCGAGCTTGCTCCAAAGATAGAACTTGACATCAATCGTGGCCCATTGTCTCCACCACCAAAAGAAATGTATTCATCGGTGGTCATGACCAAATCTCCTGTCATTGTATCGCCTTCTTTTTCTACCCAAATATCACCAGCACCGCCTGCTACTAAGCCAAGATTGGTTCTAGCCGTTCCAACATTATCTAAGTCAGAAAGATTGTTTGAAGTTTGAAGGTAGCGGGTGTCTAGCTGGTTAGATTGAAATAATGCTAACCCCTGTTTATTATCAAGTAAATCTAAAAAAGGGACAGTTAAAGATGACATATCATACCTCCGACCAAGTGCTAATAGCCGTTACTGAATGGTCTGTCCAAGTGAGTGTTCGCCTATAAGTAGCGCCGTTGATAGTCATATCCAGCTGGGTTAATTCATCAGAAGTGTAAGTCAAGACATAAGAGGGATTGTTCTTAGAGCCATTTGTGGGCACAACCTCCTGCTCCTCAACCTTCTGGGTATCAGAAGGTTCAGTTTTCTGTTCTAGCTCAGCTAAAATATCATCTTGTTTAGCAGAAGTAGCTCCTCCTGTGGGTAGGGTTCTAACAGCAACTTTTCCGTTTGCATCCTCAACAAACTGGTCGCTCATCCTTTGCTGAGTTGATTTTGGAAGTGTCATCTTTGCCCACCCCCTATTCCAAGGGTTTGCATTTCACCCTGAATATGTTGAGCAATGATTTGCTTAATCTCATCTGGAGCTTGAGCAAAAGTATTGGTACGAGCGAAATCCATATGTGCTTGCAGATGAACCATATCTGCCCCTTCAGTTGGTGGTAGGGGTTCACCGTTCATCATTTGGGTGTTCTCTTTATCAGCTAAAGCAGCCATATCTATCCCCCCTGCTCCACCCGCTTGCCCTCCTGCTCCACCCTGTTGATTTCTACCCGCTATCTCAGCGTCTAAGGCGTGTTGCTCCAATCTTTGCTCTCTAGCTTTTTTAGATAATTCTTCAATATTGGGAAATTCAAACTGTCGCAGAACTTCTTCGGCAGGAATAACCCCACCTTCGCCCAACTTTAGTAAAGTTTCCCTTTGGGCTTCTTGGGTATATCCGAGCCAAGAACCAATCTTAACTATTAATTCGTCTTCACCTGTAATTATTGTTGCTCCCTTTCTCTTTGTTCCCGACTTGCCCACTACTCTTAAATAGTCTGTTCTTTTACCCTCTATTTCTTCTGGGTCAGTAATCTTAATTACTCGCGAAGCAACATACTTTTCAGCTACGACATTGAGGATAGCTTTACCCAAAACCGCCAAAAAGGACTCTAAGGCCATCCTAATCCCTGCTAGGTTGTTGGAGTCAGCCGCCTGGAGTGCCTCTAAGGTCTTTCCCGACCTCGCTCCTGCTGGTAACCGTCCCATTGCCGCATCGTGAGAACCCATATCGTCCTCAATATAAGAAGATAATTGAGCCGAGAGAGAATCAACAGTTTGGGGTAGAGGATAAGGGGTCATTTGCTCAAACTTTCTACCTTTATTAACCTCAACAACTTCGCCATTTTCATTAGTAATTGTTTTTACTCCGTGTCCCACTTCAGCGATTATTCGATAAACCAGAGCTTGATTGACATACATTATCTTCTGGGAAACCGACCTATCTAGAGCTTTGTTTAGAGGAATAGCGTCTGCTACCCAGGAACGGTGATAGATACGAAGCGGGTCAAGAGGAATTTGAAGCAGATAAATAGGATATTCTTTTTTGTCTAACGCTTCTTCTCTTAGAACTTCATTGCCAGCATAAGTGAACAAACGAATATTCCCATTCTTTTCGTTGGATTCATCTTCCCAAAGGAAAAACTCTTTAACAGTTGCTCTTTTGATTTTCTTATCCTTTGTTCCCCGTCTTTTGCGAATAAGCCTTGCCTTGAGAGAGGAAACTGCTAATTCATCATCTTCGCCAACCTTAGTACGATTTTTTTTGTTATATCTCTTATCAGAAGCAATCTCATCTAATGGCCTTTTAACAGTCTTGGCGATAAACCGACCAACAACTTTACCCGCGTATATTTCTGCCTCTGAGTCACACCAAATATCAAAAGAATCATGAGATTTGACTTTCACCTCTCCCAACCCATCATCAGCCTCATCATCCCAATCTACTTCTACCCAAGCAACGGATGTGTCTAGAGCCTCATCTACTGCTCCACTAATCATTGTTTCTAAATGGAGTTTACGGTAAAGATAGTCCAAGAATTTCCCACAACGACGGGCATTGGTAATCGTTTCCTCGTCAGTATCGCCAGGGACAGGTGACCATTTCGGATGATGGCGAGTAGAATAATTACAGATAGCCCTCTTGGCTGATTTAACCTTGTTGACCACTATTCTCACTTCTCCCCTCTTTCGGGGCGGACGTTCTATGGTGTTAGTAACGGTATTGTAGGCAGCGTAATGCTGACCGTCAATGAACATTTTATTCAAATACCACTCAAAATCAGATTTACGACGAGCGGATTTAGCGTCAGTTAAAAGTTCCTCACAATAAGCAATTTTCTCCTTATCACTGGCATTTTTCCACAACTTTCCGTGATTGTTGATTTTTAACATAATTTTTTACAAATTATCATCTGCTCCCATCAGTTTTTCTGTATCAATATCTTCCATTGGTTTATAGGGACTTTCTTCACTTTTAGCGGATTCAGGCTTGGGTTCAGTCGCTTCCTTATACTCAGTAACATCTTTGCTCATTAATTTCATTTGAAGTTTTTCTCTTTCTTTACGATTAAGAAAGTCTTGATAGACGATATAAGCGAACTCGGCGATGGCGATTATTATTATATATATCATCAAAATCTTTCACCCAAAACTGGGTCAACATAAATCTTTTTTCTATTAAATTTTTCTTGTAATCTTCTCAATAATTTGCTTTTAGGCTCCGACTGCTTCTCTTCTTCTTTGCCAGGAGCAAAACCTATCTCGGCAATATCGGACATGCTATCGATTAAATCATCGTGCTTAGATTTAGGAAAGTGAATTAATTCATCTTCCAAATCACTCATATCTCTCTTAATAAATATTTTACCATTTTCAAACCTCGGCTGTAAAGTTGCCCTAATTCTTCGCTCCTTATTTACGGCATTTCTAGCTTTAATTTCCGTTAAAGGAAGGAACTGATTTCTTTTTTCTTCTTCGGTGTGAATAGAATCCAAAAGAGCCTGAGCCAAGCCAATAACTTCAATACTCATTGTGGTTGGTTGCCATCTTTTATGGACAGAAAAGATTTCTTCTATCATTTCTCCCACTGTCCATTTCCCCCTCCTTGTTTCTAGCACATACCAATTGTTCTGCCAGTCAATCCCAACAGTAACAATAGAAGTATAGTCGGCCGTTGCTCGTTGAGAAATAGCGGGGTCGATACAAGTGAAGATTTCTAAATTATCGGGGGCTTCATCATAATATTTAATCATTGATTTTTTAATTAGAGCTGACTCCTCGTCGACAGGATTATTAAGATAAAAACTCGAAAAAATGTAGGAGCCGTGGAGTTCTTTTAGTTCTATTAGCTTTTTCTCACTAAATCTTTCAGGGAAGTAGAATGAACCATCGGGATTGTAAGCTCCCCGAACATAACTATCTACTTTGTCGCTCATTTTATCTAATAAATAAGAATAGAGTTCGTAATAACTCCATCTCGTTCCAATTATTAAGTTTGTTCCCGTTGGCTCTAAGAGAGAAAGAGATTTCCGCCACCAATCAATCACCTTGTCAGCTTGATAGCGAGTAGCTGAATTTTCAGAATTGACTAAATCATCTGCCAGAATCACGTCGTAGTGTTGTGAAACTAGGTTTCCCCCCACCCCGACAGCGGTGACAGTTGCTTCCCTAATTCCCCTGTCTCTACCCTTAACTACTAATTCATCTTCGTTCCATTTAAGCCGTTTATCATACATATCTCCATAGAGAAGTCTAAAGGTTTCGTTCTTTTGAACATGTTCTTTGATTTCTCCGACCATTCTTTGGGCGTTAGCTAAAGTGGCATTGGCAATTAAAATACGGATATTTCTATTCTTGGCTATCTGCTGGAGCGTCCAACCGATTGTAAAAAAAGAAGTTTTAAAAGTAGAACGAGGAACAAGTATCAATCTAATTCGAGAGGCAGAGCTGGCAAACCAACTCGCCCATTGGCCGTGGACGTGGGGAACAAGAAGTTTCTGCCTTTCGGGATGATTGTCTTCAATAATATATTTATTAAAAAAGTAGAGGTCATCTAGTCCCCTTAGCTTTTTTTTGATTAAAAGACTGCGATAGAGTTCAAACTGAGTGTCAGGCACTTTCTAAAAGGGCAACTACTTCCTTTCGGCTCATTCCTACCTTGTAACCCTTTCCCTTAGTCAGCTTCCTCAATTCCGCCCAACTCATTTCAGAATAATCAGGTTTTCTCTTCTCTGTATAATCTTCCTCTATATATTCTTCTAAGCCAGTATTGACCTGTTTAAGAGCGTGATGAGCAGCAAAGCCATCAAGTGGCTTTTTCTCTCCAACCTCAAAAATGTAGGTTCGCCCACCACACAAAAACTCAATTCTTTTTCCTGTCCGGTTTATTAGTACTTTTGGTTCGTATTTCATTCTCCACCTCCTTTCTAACACTTACTACTGTTAATAGTCCCATTCTATTACACTTATGATTGGTGCATACTAAAACAGTAGTAGCACCTTTACCTAATTTTAACTTCTGCAATGGTTTTTGGCAAGCAATACAATAATCTTTCATCTTAATTTTCTCAACTCCTCGTTAAATCCCGTATATCCTTTCGCATTATCGGCTCGATGGTGACACTTGGCACAAAGAAGCCGAGTATCTTCAAAAGTATTCTTGGCTCTCCCACTAGACCGCCTATCTAGATGGTGGAATGATAACGCCCAGCTACTTCCGCAATATTCGCAAACAGTAATCCCCTTTTCTAAATATTCTTCCTTTAATCGTTTTCTGGCCCTAATCCATTCTTTGCCTTTTTTACCTAATTTTTTCATATTTTCTGGTTTTAATATTATAAAATTTTAGAGGTAGACTTTTCCCAATCCTAAACCTACCTCCTTCTTTCAAGTGAAAATTAAGCAAATCGGCTGAGAGAAATAAACCCACCGCATCTTGATTTGGCAAACGACAATAACCAAATCCCAGCCAAAAAAATACTTGCATTCTTTCTTTTTTTAAGAAGCGTAACAGACCAGTCTCAAAACCCCAGCGAAAAAATCTAAATGTAAAGTTCATTGGTCATTTAATCCTAAAATTATTTTCATTTATAAAATACATCATTCCATCAGGAGCGGGGTGTTTTGGGTCGTGTAATATTGGTATTCCCTTATAAAATCCCAAAATCCTCACTCTCTGTGGCACTCCCAGCAAAGTTTTGGTTAAAGTTTTAATTGTAGATATTTTCATTGGTCAAAAATACTTATAAAAGCCATATACGCTAACCAGAATCCTAAAAAATAGAGAATAAATTTAATAATCATTTTTCTAATATCTCCTTAGTTGCTTGCCAGAGAGCACTACAAATATAGTTTTTCCCTAAGCGAACTCTTTTTTCCCAGCTTATGACAATATGATTTATCCAATCTTCTTTATTTTCTTCTAAAAACTCAATCATCTGACCAATGGAGAGAAGGGGTAAATCCTGTTCTTTTCCTTCACCTTCCGAACCCTTGAAATAAACCTTGTCTGGCTCATAGCTTTCCGCCTCAGTGCTACTACTTAATTCACCATAAAACACCTCGTCAGACCAACTTAAATTTGAAAATTTATCGCCTCTTTTCGGCTTCCACCACTTCCTCAGCTTCTTTTTTCCTTTCTCGCTCAACTCGTTTAATTGTTTTACTGTTACATGTTGCTTCATTTTTTCTTGCCTTTCAATCTAATAACCCGATTTTGGTAAGTAAAAACTACTTCATCAGTTACTCCAGCATTAAGAATTCTTTTCTTATTTTTAAACAAACAATCTATTATGTGTCCCATCGCTTCTTCCTTACTCTTGAAACCGTTTCTCTTCCAATTAGGAACAAAGGTCTTATCTACCGACCTGAAAGAAGTCTTAACGGTAATCTTTTCTCCCTTGGAATCCCTAACTCCCTTAACCGCTAATTTGGTAACCTCTTCTCCTTTCTTTTTCTGAGAACGAAAATATTTTACCCGACAAGCAGGAGAACAGAACCTGGACCGAGAAACAGGAGACTGGAATTTTTTACCACACTGGGAACAAATTAAATTAAACATAATATCCTAAGTTCTGGGGGGAAAGAGTAAGTCAACACCGCCTTCCTAAACTTGGTCATCACGGGTTTCCCCACTTTGACCTCCTAAAGTCTGGCAAATGCCGACCTAAGAGCCTTCCAAGATTGTCACCCTCTGCACTAATCAATGTTTTAAACATTAAAGCATGTTCGTCTTGCGACAAATTGATTGGGCGACCAGCCATCGTCACTCTTGCGAGAGCCCAAATAACTTTTGATTATTATGTTATCCAGACTACCTCTCACGAGGCTTCAGACGCACGCTATCCGTGCATAGCGAATTATTACGTGACCCCAGAACTTAAGATGTTAATGTGCCAATTTATTCTGACATTTTTTACAAATAGGAACTTTACCGTTAACGTGTAAGTTCGACCAAGGATAAATCTTTAATTGTAACTCTCCACACCTTGGACAAACTATTCTCTGAACCCTTGTCGGTTGATATTTCATAAATACATATTACTACATATCGTTACAAATGTCAATAGTAATGTAACGCAAGATTGTAACGGAACAGGGTTTGTAACGCAACAGGCACAAACACCAAAATGTAACGGAACAACTGATTGTAACGCTACAGGCACAAGGAGTGTAACGGATGTAACGCAAGAATTCTAGAAAAAAATATTACGATTTTGTGAGCTGTAATACGCCTAATTTCCAAATCCAAATCCCATTCACTATATACCCCCCCCTATGACTGGATATAATTCATATTATACTCAGTTAGCTAGCCTCGGATTGTGCCTAGCATATGCTATATGTGCTATGTGATAGTTATAGGATACTACAATTATATATCAATACCCATTTTAGAGGTATAATGGTATCACTTTTGTATTTTGGGGTGTTAGAGGAGCATTTAATGAGGGTAAATGTGGGAGAGTGTGAGTATAAACTAGCCTTAACTATTCTAACTGATTCTGTAAGTCTTTTATCTTATTATCTAACTCTTCCTTAGATATATCTACATTTAAATTTAAGTTTTCTGATTGGGTTTTCTGTGGGCTGTATACTCCAACAATTTTATTAATCTCTTGGGCATAACTTAGCCTTATATTATAATCATCTTTTTTCTTGCCGGTTTTGGCATTTAATCCTTGTGATAATCGTTTTTCAATCTTACTATTTTTGCCTATTATTTGGCGTTTTGTTAGACCATCAATCAATGCTTTGCGGAAATTTTGCCTATCTAGGTTTTCAATAGCCATACTTTGGGCAACATTACTATTTTTAACTGGATATACTTTTTGAGTGCTTTTGGCGGGTTTCAATCCTCGGCCCATTTCGACATCGTGGAGCATATCAGCGATTACGAGACGTTGTTTGGTTGATAATCCATAAGGATTACGTTTGGTTACTTTGATTTTAGGCATACTTATATTATACCATTGAATTAATACTTGACAATGACTAATAGCTGTGCTAGTATTTAGTTAATGATTGAAACTAATGATAGATACCACTTTAAAGCTTCGGAGTTAGACCGCTCATTTGATACTGAGCCCTCTTCGCTTGATGTTCTCTTTCCGGTCAATTTAACACCAGAGGATAAATATGTTTTATCAATACTTGAAAAAGAGGAGGATTTAAACCGTGAATAAACAACCATCGTATAACTACGGGTATAACATCACTAAAGAAGGGAATGTAACAGTTATTAGACTAGTTAAATTAAAGGGGGTGAATAAAAAATGATTGAAGATATAAAAGACGCAAAAGAGCAATTAATAGATTACTTCGGCGGCAAAAAAGAACTAAAAGAAGCTACAGAAGACAAAATCAACGACGCTATAACTGAAATAGCTGATACCGCTTGTGATATTTACACTGCTAACATTTTAAAGTGGGTAACCGAAGACAACAATTATTACAAGGTCGAGGAAGCAATAGATGAATTTGGTTATTCTCACGATACAGACGGCAGGGCTGATTTTATTAAAACGATACAACAAGGGCAGTATTTGGTTAATCGGGAATTATTAGACGAGGCACGGCAAGAACTTTGATTGTTTATCATTGGCTATCCATTGGGTAGCCTTTGATAAGGAATTAAAATATGTTATTAACCAATAAAACATCAGTTTATTTTAACAAGCAATACAACCATCGCTGGTTTTATATTTACAGCAGCAAATGGGGTTGGGCAATAAGACTATGTTTTTTTACTATTAGCCACTCTTTTATTATTTAGACAGGGATTTACTGACAGGACTGACAGTAAACAAAGGAGGTGAATTATGAAACTATTACAAGTAAAAGAATATCATCAGATAGCAAGAAAAAAAAGAGAAAAAGCTCTTGACCATTGGAAGAAAAAAGGAAATGGCTATGGTTACCCGGTGGAAAGTATGTATTATTTTATGTTAGAAGACAGAGAAGGTTATCCTACCGTTAAAAGAAAAAATGGGTGGGTAGCTTTTGACAAACATAAGGCAATATGGGGAAAGAATAAAAAAGAAGCATTGAAAAGGTGGTGATAATTATGATTAAAGCAAAAGGAACTAAAAAAGAGATAGAAAAAAAAGAGCTAGAACTATTAAATAAGGGTTTTATAGTTTTTACAGAGCCATATGATAATAAAACCTATTGTTTAGTAGCAAGAAAAGTTTAATAACAAGGAAATAAAGGGGGTGAATAAATATGATAAAAGTATATGACAACGGCGGAAAAACAATTGACCGCTACACAATAGTTATCAGTCAAGAAAATGAAAACGATATTTATACTATGAGCGATGACCCGTTTTATCCTTTGGGTGTAAACCAATATAGTCACACTGTTAAGGGAAGTTATCAATGCGAGGATAAGCCGCTAAAAGAAATACCCGAAGAAGTAATGAAAGCAATTTATATGAGATAGTTAAACTAAGGAGGTGAAGATTATGAAAAAGACAAGTAAAAAATCTGCGATAAAAGCTATTGTTTTCTTAATGAATTTACATAACATTAAACCTCAAGATTTTATTGATGAATATAACAAACAAAAAGGAGGTGATAAAAAATGAACTATAAAAAAGCAAAAGAAGAATTACGAAAATGGGCAGTTAAAAGCACGGGTTGCGATATCCAAAACGGCTGGCCTTGTGGCACTTGCTTTATTAACTTATTAGAAGAGCTAGGATTAAATTCAGAAAACGCACAATATAAAGAGCATAACAAGCCAGTTAACCGAGCTAACGAAGTGTGGAGAGCCATTCTCCAAATTAGAGAAGAAAAGCTATGTGATAATACTGATTGTCAGTCTAAAAATCCAACAGATATTAGGAAGGTTATATTAAAGAAAGAGTTTAATCACGATGTCTGCTATTGGTGTAAAGACTGCCGAAAAAGAGATAAAGAAATGATGTTGTGGGAAAAGGAATAAAATGAATTTATTAACTTGTAAATACTGCGGGAAACAATATAAACACCTGGGAAGCCACTTGTGGCACGCTCACGGGGTAAGGGCTAAAGAATACAAAAAAGAGTTTTGATTAGACTATAACTATCCCTTAATTAGTAAGGAGATAAAGAGAAAAAAACAAATAGAATGGTTTAAGCACAAAGAAAAATACCTGAAGAACCTGCGGAAAGGAAAAGAGTATTGGTTTAAGAAGGGAAAAGTCAATAGAAATTACTTTTCAAAACAGAGCAAAGAGAGAGTAATCAAACAAGCCAGTAAAATAAATACTCAAGAAAAAAGAATATGTCCGGTCTGCGGAATGAAATATAAACACCTAGAAAGTCACTTATACAATAAACACGGCTTAATTATAGCTAAAAAGAAGCTAATACTTGACAATGACAAAGAGATATGATATTATTCAAGCAATGATGAAACAACTACAGAAAACTTTTCAAGACCTCATCGAAAAGAAAACTACCTTTAAAGAAACAATGAAATCTCTTAAAGAAGAAGCCCATTCTTGCCTTGAATGTGGCGGTCACCTCACTACAACTTATGAAACAGGGGAAGACCACTATGTAACAGTAATAGAAATCTGCGATAAATGCGGAGCGAGCTATATAACAAAATGAATTACATTGATAGTTTAAATTACCGACCAAACGAAGTAGTAAAGCGAGAATTGAAATGGAATATATGGTATTTTGACCGCATCAATAAATCATTAACTATTTATGATAAGAGAAGAGATGAGTGTATTGTGCTAGATAAGGTTCGGTGGTTTTCACTCTTCCGCTTTTTGATACGAGCGGCGCAGAAACTATCAACAAAATTAAGAACTAAAACTGTAATTCAATGATATTCTTTTGCCTTGCTATACTTATTATTATAATTAGTATTTACGAATGAAAATTAAAGAAGAAACTTTTTCTAAACAAATCAAAGTTGGCTTGCCGAACTTCAGCAACATTACCGTTGGTCATACAATCACAGTGGAAGTGGAAGAAGGAGAAGAATTGAACAGAGAAGCTGTGTGGGATATTATTAATCGGGAGTTATCAGACCAAACCGGAAGCATTGAACCGAATTGGATTCAAACGAAAGAATATAAAAACTTTTT